GTGCAGACGAATATATTATAGCAACTGCAGGATTCAAGAAACATTTAAATTCCACAGCAAATACCACAACTGCATCACTAATAAGTACACCACTTGCTGCAGATTTAGCTGGAATTATTTGTCGCAATGATGCCACCGAAAACAGATGGGTCAGTCCAGCAGGAGTTCAACGAGGACAAGTATTAAATAGTGTTAGTCTTAGTAAGAAACTAACAACAGCACAACAAGACAAATTATATTCAAATAATGTAAATCCGTTCATCAGTGTCAAAGGATCTGGTACTTTCTTGTTTGGTGATATTACAAATGCAGTGGATACTTCATCTTTAATCAGTGTAAATGTGATAAGAACTATTATCTACATTAAGACTCGACTTCTTCCTCTTGCCAGTGCAATTTTGTTCAATAATAATACAACAGAAACACGATCATTGTTTACATTACAGGCAGAAGGACTATTACAAGATATTCAATCCCAGGGAGGACTTACAGAATTTATAGTGATATGCGATGAATCAAACAATACACAAGATGTAATAGACGCAAAAAGTTTTATTGCTTCAGTTAAAGTTAAAGTTCCAGGATCTGTTAACTACATCGTAATCAATCTGAATAATAATTAAGAAACTCTGAAAAAATAATTAAGGAAAAATAATTAAGGAGAAATAATGTCTCAAAATCCAAACACATTAACAGGATTTAGAAATGCCTTTAAAGGAATCAGATCTAACAGATACACTTTGACTTGTCCTTTTCCAAGCGAAGCAGGACAAGGATGGGGAGGCCAAGAAAAAATTTATGTTCGAGCTTTAAGTTTACCTGGATCTGATATCGGCCAAATTCCAGTTTCATATCAAGGACGAGTAGTAAAATTTTCAGGAGAAAGACAGTTTGGGGAATGGAGTATGGTGGTTTACGATTCTAGTACAAAAGATATTAGAAAACAATTAGAAAACTGGATGCAATTGATGGATCATGCTGAAACTCACAAACAAAACCACAACGTAACGGCTAGCGCTCCCTGGCTATTAAATTATGGCGACGATGTAAACGGAACGCACGGTGGATTTTCCGGGCCGAATACAGCAAGACGAGTAAAATTATTTGGTTGTTGGCCATCTAATATAAGTACAATAGATTTGGCTCACGATGCTTACGATAGTTTTGCTGAATTTAGCTTGACTATATCTTACGACTATCATATATTTGGGTAAATAATTCCTTATACATAATGGTATGGCATTTGAAATATTTGGATTTTCTTTTGGTCGACAATCTGAAGGAACAACAGGATCTATTCCAAAATCAGGAATAGATTCTTTTGTTGCTCCAGATTCTTATGATGGAACTTATGTAGTAGAAAGCGGAGGTCTTATGGCCTCTGTTTACGACTTTGGTGGTCTTGCGTACAGTAATGACGCGACATCAATTCAACAATATCGATCCATGTCTTTGTATCCAGAAGTGGACATGGCAATAGAAGATATTGTAAACGAATGTTTGGTATTTGAACCAGACGGATCTTCCGTTCGTTTAGACCTGACCAGAGTTCCACTTTCAGAAAACATCAAAAGAAGGATAAACGAAGAATACGATGGAATTTTGAAATTATTGGATTTTAAAAGCAGAGGATACGAATATTTCAGACGATGGTATATTGACGGCAGATTATATTTTCATAATATCATAGACTCTAATCGACCGGAAAAAGGAATTCAAGAACTTCGTTCAATCGATCCTACAAAGATAACAAAAGTTAGAAAAATAGAAAAAGAATTAAAAACTGTAGGCACAGGCACCGAAACAAAACAAATTTATATTATTAAAAATATAGACGAGCATTTTTTGTACACAGATATGGCAGCAGATTCGTTACTTCCTACCACAAACACTGGTCTTAAAATTTCTACTGATTCTATAACATATATTCATTCTGGTATTGTGGATCAAACAACTAAAAAAGTAATGGGATATCTTCACAAGGCAATCAGACCTCTTAACATGCTTCGACAAATCGAAGACGCAGTTGTAATTTACAGAATGTCTCGAGCACCAGAACGAAGAATCTTTTATGTGGATGTTGGAAACTTGCCCAAGCAAAAGGCAGAACAGTACATGAAGGATCTTATGGTTCGATATCGAAACAAACTGTCTTATGATCCTAAGACTGGTCAAATAAAAGATGACTGGAATCATAATTCCATGTTAGAAGATTTCTGGATTCCTCGTAGAGACGGAGGCCGAGGAACTGAAATTACTACTTTGGATGGAGGACAACAACTAGGTCAACTAGAAGACGTAGATTATTTGTTGAAAAAATTATTTCGTTCTTTAAATGTTCCACTCAGTCGTCTCGAGGCACAAAACGGATTCAATATGGGCAGAATGGGAGAGATTACTCGAGACGAAGTAAAGTTCTTTAAATTTATTGAAAGAATGAGAATGAAATTTGCTGAATTGTTTTTAGATCTACTTAAAAAACAATGTCTACTTAAGGGCATAATGACTACAGCAGATTGGAAATCTATAGAATATTATATTGATTTTAAATTCAATAAAGACTCGTATTTTGATGAATTGAAAAATATGGAAATTCTTAAAACAAAGGTAGATATGTTAGGAATTATGCAACAGGCTTCGGGAACTTTGTTTTCAGACAAATATATTAGGAAACAAATTTTAAATCAAACTGACGAAGAAATGGCCCAAATGGATGTGGAAATGTCACAAGAACGAGAAGTCAAAATACAACAACAAATGGAACAACAACAGAGAGATTTAGCCATGCAACAACAGGCTGAAGGAGAATCTGCTGGTAGTGAAGAATAATGTCTAAAACAACTAATAAATCTCAATATTCTGGTATTTTTCAATATTTTGATGAAGGATTTTACGAATTTTTAACTCTAGTAGAACACACAAAAATACCGAAACGAATCAGATTTAAAAATAAAAATACAGTAACTATTAACAATTCTCAAGCGGCAAAGATTAAATTTTTTATACATAATTCTGGTCTCAAACACAAAAATCGACAAACGACTAAACTATTATTGCAACATCCTGCCCAAATTCAAAATATTATAAATAGGAGTACCTATGTCAACTGAAAAAATATTAGAATCAATCGTAACCAAAAAATTTAATCAAGCAAAATCTCTGATAACAGAATCGATGAGTGTACGAATCGGTTTAATTTTAGAACAAGAACTAGAACGTCTTGGAGCAAAATTACTGACAGAAAAAACAGATCCAGTGGGCGAAGAAGACGGCGATATTGACAATGATGGTGATAAAGACAGTTCAGATGAGTATATAGCAAACAAAAGAAAAGCAATAAGTGCAGCTATTAAGGCAAAGAAATAAATGCTTTTAATTACAGAACAATCTTTTGATTGGGTCAAGCCCATAATCGAAGAAGGAACAGAAGGTCGTCCTAAGTCGTATTTCATTGAAGGTATAATGCTTCAGGCGGAAACTGTAAATCGCAACGGCAGAAAATATCCTACTAAAATTTTAATGAAAGAGTGCGAACGATATTCAAAAGATTTAATTAGAGAAAAACGATCTTTTGGAGAATTAAATCATCCTTCAAGTCCCACTGTTAATTTAGATCGAGTATCTCATATGATTACTGAATTGCGTCAATCCGGCAATGACGTAATTGGCAGAGCAAAAATTCTTTCTACCCCAATGGGAAATATTGCCAAGAGTCTTATCGAAGAAGGAGCTCGTCTGGGAGTATCGTCTCGCGGCATGGGTTCATTAAAGAAAATTAACGAAGTAAACGAAGTTCAACCAGATTTCATGTTGTCTGCAATTGATATTGTTGCAGATCCGTCTGCACCGGGTGCATTCGTTAACGGTATTCTAGAAGGAAAACAATGGGTCTGGGATAATGGCCTTTTGCGGGAAGAAGAAATATCCAATATGCACCGAGAAATTAAAAATACTTCTTCTAGAAAACTAGATGAAACCGCCCTTAAATTATTCAAAAAATTTATTAAGGGCCTATAAACGTAAATTTTAAAACTTATAAATACCAAATAACGGAGGATATGACTGTGCCAAATAATCAAATGCAACAATCAAGAGTAAGAGATGCTAGTGGTCGTGGAGATATGGACACCAGTGGACGAGGATCAATAGATGCCCCTGCTGTTGCCCAAGACGGACAGGCTCAGGCAAACATGGCAACTCTTAGACCAGGCGGTGGTTCATGGGATGCTGCACTTCGTGCTGTGATGGGAGGTCAGCAGGCTCAACCACAAGAAGAAACTGAAGAAACTGAAGAAACTGAAGAAACTGAAGATACAGAAGAAACTCAAGAAGGAAAAAAGATGAAAACAGAAGATTATATACAAGTTCTTTTTAACGGAGAAACGTTAACAGAAGAATTCAAGGTAAAGGCAAAAACTATTTTTGAAGCAGCTGTTGCAGAACGAGTTGCAGCAGTTGAACAAAGTATTATTGAGGCCAGTGCTGCAGTGATTCGTGAAGAAACTGAAAAAGCAGTTACTGTTGGTTTACAAAATCTCACTGAGGCAATAGACGGATATCTAACCGAAGTCAGTAGAGAATGGCTCAAAGAAAATCAAGTAGAAGTAGAACGAGGACTCAGAACTGAAATTGCAGAAAACTTTATTGCCGGACTGAAACAACTGTTTGAAAATTCGTATGTTGAAGTTCCAGAAGAAAAAATAGATCTAGTTGACGGTTTATTTGAACAAAATACTCAATTAGAAAAGACATTGAATGAGGCAATTCAAACTAATCTGACTCTAAATTCTGCATTGGTTGCTCAGGCATGTTCTGAACAATTTATGCATATAGCAAATGGTCTTACAGATACCGAAACTGAACGACTTGCCAAACTGGCAGAAAGTTTAGATTTTGAATCTATTGAACAATACGCAGAAAAGGTAAAACTACTAAAAGAATCGTATTTTGGTCCAGGATCTGAAACAAATGCTCCTGTAGACGCATCTGGTTCTTCCCCTGCACCTTCCGCAAATCCGTTGATGGAAGGATATGTTGCGGCAATTAGTCGTCAACTCAAAATCAGCGGAAAACGTAACTGAAAATATCCAAAAATATAAATAACTAAAACAAGGAGAATCAATAAATGTCTAGAATTCATAAACAAGTCGTTTCGGTACAAAAGGCAACAGACGGAGCTAATTCCGGAGCAACTTTAGCTTCTGGAAGTGCCGCCGCTGCTATCACAAAGCACTCTGCAGTTTTAGCTACTGCGCTGAATGCTGGTGGTGTAACATTTAATCCAGTTTACTATACAGCTGACGGCAACACTCTTGCTGGCACTGTAACGAATGTCAAAGCTAATAGTCCTCTGTATATTCCAGCTCGTCTTCATTCGTTCACTGGTCTTACCGGTGGCGATTTAACATTCCTCGCCTGATATCAAAATAATCCAAAGTATAAATACAACAATAGGAGAATCAATAAATGGATTTCAATAAAACAACACCGTACGACACTTTACTAGAAAAATGGTCACCAGTAGTAGACCATGCAGACATGCCTAAGATTGACGATATTCATCGTCGTCGTTGCACTGCTGTGCTACTGGAAAACCAGACTCAGGCATTGCGCGAACAATATCTCACCGAGACACCTGTTAATAGCATGGGAGGTGTATTCAATGTATCAAATACCGCCAGTCAAGCAGCAGGCGGTCTTGCCGGTTACGATCCAATCTTAATCAGCTTGGTTCGTCGTGCCATGCCTAACGTCGTGGCATACGACGTGGCATCGGTTCAACCCATGAGTGCTCCAACCGGTCTCATTTTTGCAATGCGTTCCAAGTACGATTCGCAAACCGGTCCTGAAGCTATGTTCGACGAACCGTGGGCTAAATTCTCGGGTGAAGGTCTAACATCAGGCGCCAATGCCGGCGCATCTGGTGGACTAGTTACTCCAATCTCTGCATTAGGAGCTAACGTCGACAATCTGTCAGGATTCCGTGCCATGCTTACCGCAACCGGTGAACGTCTAGGTGAAGGTGGTGCCAACTCTGATTTCCAAGAAATGGCATTCTCGATTGAACGAGTCGCTGTCGAGGCAAAGACTCGTGCCCTCAAGGCAGAATACACCACAGAACTGGCACAAGATCTCAAGGCAGTTCACGGGTTAGACGCAGAATCAGAACTCGCCAATATTCTCAGTGTTGAAATTCTTAATGAAATCAACCGAGAAATTCTTCGCACAGTCTATACCACCGCAGTAGTCGGTTGTCAACAATCAGATCTTGCTGGTTCAGGTGGTCTTTACGATCTTTCAGTTGACGCTGACGGTCGTTGGAGTGCAGAACGTTTCCGAGGTCTCATGTTCCAAATCGAACGAGAAGCAAACGAAATTGCCAAGAAGACTCGTAGAGGTAAGGGTAACTTCGTAATCTGCTCGGCAGACGTTGCCTCGGCACTTGCAATGGGTGGTTTCTTGACCATCTCTCCGGCACTCAATGTTAATCTTAACGTTGACGATACCGGTAACATCTTTGCAGGTATTCTTAACAACAAGATGAGAGTCTTTATCGATCCGTTCGTGGCATCTGGTGTAGACTTTGCCGTAGTAGGATATAAGGGTGCAAATCCTTACGACGCTGGTATCTTCTATTGTCCATACGTTCCACTCCAGATGGTACGTGCAGTAGATCAAGGATCCTTCCAGCCCAAGATTGGATTCAAGACTCGATACGGAATGGCACAAAACCCATTCGCTCGTGGTCGCGGTACAGTAAGTACAGGATTAGAGGCAAACACTAATCAATATTATCGTATCTTCCGTGTTCGTAACGTCCACGGTAACGGCGTTCAGTGAAATTGATTGAAACTTGATTCTCAAAGGGGGGATTTCGATCCCCCCTTTTTTGTTTTGCTAGCATTCTGATCATTTGGCTGATATAAATACTATAACACTATGAGTACTCCATTATTTGGTTCAACTTACGGTTCTAGACTGAACACAGACGCTGTGATTGGTTTTTCGGGAGGACAAAAAACTTATAGTTCATTCATATACACAGGATTTATCGGTGGCGGATCTTTACAATCACAAGAATTAAATGAATTACAAGAACAAAATCAATTTCAAACAACCAAAACCAATGAATTTATTGGAAATTGGTTAAAAATAGAACAAGACCCAATAGACTCGCCGATCTTTACAAAACAAATAGATAACAAAATATCTTACATAAATCCGGACGTACAATTAGACATAGAACCAAGTGTTCCAGAAGGATATTATTTACATAATTTAACTTATTTTTTAAAACTTCCAAACTTAGAATTACCTGTTTCATATGATGTATCTGAATTTTTAAATGAAAATATTCTAACAGAAATGATAAATCCGTTTCAGGATAACGAGTGGAAGAGCGTATTACAAGACACATTTAATCCAGATAATTTGTCTCCATTTGGATCTCATAGAAAAAGATACTATTCCAACAGTTCTTCTTCTATTGTTTGTTCTGCCCGATTTCATCCAAATATATCCGAAATTACCGTTCCGCCAACAGGAAGCCAGATACTTAAGAGTATAATACGCAAGAACACTAATGAGGAATGTGATGGCAACTTTACAGTAAAGATTCTAGGAACTCCTACTCCTACCTGGATTAGATTATTTAAACTCCCAAGTGGTGCGGAACAATCTTCTTTAAATTTTGACTCTAGTGATTTTAATGATGGACTTACAGCTAATTTTATTATACGTTGGGATGCAAACGAAGGAATCGAAGGAATAACAAGATCAGCGGATATTAAACTAGAATCTGATACTTCTAACGGATGGCCTTCTACTAACTTGACTCAAATTAAAATCAAACAAGTAATTTTCGATGCTCCTATTTTTAATATAACTTCTTTGGTTTCACTCTCCAATGAAGACACCGGGTTTTCTGTAGACATCAGTAGGACTACTGAGTTTCCAGGTGCATTTACTGTGGGTATAACCACAGACGCGGATTGGATTACTGTTCCCACCAGTGAAAATAATTTTCAATTTAATAGTACCCAAACAATTAGTTTTAATTGTCAATCACAAGATGAAAACGATGAACAAAGAACAGCAACAATAAATTTCTCTTTTTCCCAAAATGGAATTCTGATAGCAGGAGCCGGAAGAACTACAACAGTAACTCAATCTTTCTTGACCGCCAAATCTTTGTTGTTTACAATGCCTCGTCTTGCAGATTTAGACATATACGGTTATTCTGCTGTAAAATCTGTTTATGAAGATTCTATAGATACTTCTCCTAATTTAAATTTGCCTTATGTATTTTATAATGCTGCAAATCAATGGAAGTATAGTAATGCGAATTCTTTAGATAATTATCGATACGGTACAGCGTTTCACCGAGTAAATTCGATACCACAACAAAGCAGTTTAATGTTTCAGGCCGGTTCTTTAGGTCGTTTTTCTGATTGGAGTTACTGGACCACAAACGCTGGATCCACATATATTAGAGTTGAAATATCTGAATTAGACACAGATGAACTCCAATCAATAACAGTAGGAGACGAATTATATCAATTCGGTAATACAGTAATAACTACTAGCGCAGAGCCATTACCCGATATCAGACAATCTACATTTGCTGGAAAAGTTATGAGTAAATCTGACAATACTATAGAACTAAAAATATTGCCAATATTTCCTAATTCAAGTCCTCCCACAACAAGTCTGGGGGATGTGATACCACTGTTTTCTCCTACTATAAAATATTTTTACGATCAAATAGGACAATTAAAAAATTTAAATAAACTATTTCCTTTATATAAAACAACATCTACTAAAATAAAATTAAATGATTCTACTATTGAATATAAACCCCAAGAAATACAATTAGCCCCAAATACTCAAAATAATAATCCGGGTAACGAACTTATAAAGGAATTACAACATAAAGTTACATTTTTTCCACCAGAAAACCCAGGAAACCCTTCTCGTTTAACATTAAGTCCATTAGATTTAGGAGATAATGCTAGAAAATTTAGCAACACGCAACAAGTATTACGGCCTAAGTATTCTAAGTACAGATATTATGATTGGATAGATCAGGAAGTTCGAGGAAGTATCGAACAAACTATTATAAGTGGATTTTTTGGAAATTTATTTATAAATGCAAATAATAAACTTTCAATTCCTTTGGGAGGTTATGTCCAAGAAACAACTGAGACGAGACGTTGGTATGAACTTATAAGAATAGCAATAACTTCGTCGACGGCGGAACCGGCAATACAAAAAATAATAAACAGTTCTACACCAGAAGAACAAGCGGACCCAAGTATACAGTGGATACGAGACGGGGACGGTCAAATAATAGATTTTGCTCCTTTAATATTACTAAGAGACGTAAACCTGATTTCAGGAGATCAAGTAAATGATCAATTTGCTATATTTATAGATGAAGATAAAAAACTACATGCTTTAGTGGATAGACAGAGTGCCGGACTTGGTGCTTCATCCATCATGACTCTTCATTATTTTTCTCCTGAATGGTTTGCACAATCAGGAGTTCTAATAGACGAAAACGGCCCAGTAGACAATCCTCCAGAGGATGGATTTGTAAAAGTCGTAGCAGTTGGTGGCCACACAACGCAAGAATTTGATAAAGTCCTAATGGTATGTTGGTTATTGCACAAATCTGGAAAATTATATGGAGTAGATATTGGACCAAGTATTTTCAAGAGTGATAACACACTTAAAAATATTAAGGATCCGGATTTTTATAAAATAGAAGATATGGTTATTGCAAATAACATTCATGCATGTGGATTGCCTGGGCTTCGTGCAGTAGCCGAGACCGCCACCTTTAAAGATCTATCAACTGAAGCTGCTGGAATACAGGCAAATCCACCATCAATAGATTTAAAAAAATATATTAAATATTGTTTAAATTTAATACCTAAAATTAATGAAGTTAGATGTCCTGTCATAGATATAGTTGGCGGTTATAGAAATCATACCGGATTGTTTCTATGCGCACTTCCAGAAGAAAACCCATCACCTCAACCAATCAACGGAGTAAATCAAAAAATTCAATTTATTTTTCCATCTATAGAATTTTCAAATATGAAAATGGCACTTTATGATAAACTTAAAAAATGGAATAGTTCTATTCAATCAGATGGAACTTGGACTTATACACTAAACCAGGAGTTTGATTCAAATTTATATGATAAATTGTTTAAAACAAAAATTAATAATTCTATAGTATATCTTCCGCCAAGGTGTTATGGATTAAGATCATATTTACCACAATTTTGGATTTTAACAAATAACGGCATATTTGCTACTACATCTGTTGGATAATTTTAATAAATATAGGATTATATGAAACAAATATCAAGTTTACCTGGATGGACCAAAAGCGAAGAATCTACATGGAAAAAGGGTACATTTGGCTTTGGAATAACTTTTCAAACTCAGAATATTGCAGAAATAAATAAACAAATAGCTGATAAAAAATTTACTTTTTCGGTAAAAATACCAGAAAGTAACACGCTCACTACTGATCTACTATTAGGAGAACCAGATATTGTGTTGAATTATGCTGGTGGACCATTCTTATCAAATATATACAACCAGTGGACTTTCGACGAACCGCCTCAATTTTTTATGAATATTAATATATTCGGTTCTGTTAAATCTAATAATATCTGTTTAACAATGAAGGATACGGTAACAAATTTATTTTATATTACAACATCATCTACGAATTCATCCGATACCTCGTCTATTTTTCCTAGTATGCTTCCAGTAGATAATACCTTTATTATAGAAAATATTGAAATATCAAAGTTTAATACTCAATTAAAATTTCAAAATCAACCAGTATTTGTCATAGGTAATGGATCAAACTTTAGTTCGGTACTACCAACCGATAGTATATTGTTTGATATAGGAAGTGACGATTTTCCTGTATTTTTGGTATCTAAAGATATACAGAACTCCAATAGAATATTTATTGAAACAGAATCAGAACTCAGTCCAGAACAAGATCAGTTTAATGCCGAGATAAATGATATTTCTAATCCAATTTTACATATGGACAGTATTGCATCCACTGATTTTAATAGAACTGTTCGTTCTGTAGTTATTTATTATAAAGAAGCTGGTATGCCTAAACTTAAATTTTTACGAACAGATTCTGGTAGTGGTTCGGTTCCTCCGAGCTTTCAGATGGACAATATATCTGGGGCAATAGATGATGTAACAGATGTATTTTTACTTAAAAATCAAAGTGATGCGGATTATCGGATTTATCTAAAAAATAACAGCACATGTCAAATATTTATTAAAAACTCACAAAGCCAGTGGGTGGTGCAGTCGACGGTGCCTAATAATAATAAATTATTAAAAATGAATAATCGAGTTATATTAAATCAAGATACAGGTAATAATCTCACTGTGTTTAAAACATTCGATCAGCCCGCGGCCGCCGTGACTCCTTATTTAGAAAAAATAAATGAATTTATTCAAACGTTTGATACTATTGATAAAATTGTATCAATAGGAGACGGAACGGGCTCGGCGGCCATTCCAAAAATTGCAATATTGGCATCCAAAGTTACAAATCAGGCATCTAATGTACCATGTCTTTTGTTATTTAATATAGACTTTCCAGATCTTCCTGTTCCTGCGTCTGTCGGTATCTGGAATATGAATACTGGGTTTATAGACAGAACGAAATCAGATTTTTGTATAATACAATCAACAATAGAAAAAAATAATGAAGAAGAATTCATTCTTAAATTAAACACTCTGAATAGATCTAAAATTCACTCATATAATTCTAATAATTTTTCATTTGAATTAGAATACGATAAAAATAAACACAATATAGGCTATCATCATATTTGGAACGGTAATATAGCCAAATCAGCTGCCCATAGATACGGTTTAAGTCCATTTAAATATCCAACAATAAACGAATTAAAAAGTTTGCCTTATAACCTTAAGTTTCCTGATGATTTTAATTATTATAGTTTTTTAGGCAATACCTACGATGTTGGAAATACTTCAGATATTAGAGAGTCTGACGGAAATATAGGCAGTAAACTTCCAGAAAATTTGAAATTTTATAAAAATTTTATCAATAATTCTCATATTATAAATTATATTGCATATTCTGCTATAACAGGAGAGAATGTAATACATCCAATAGTAATAAATTCTGATCAATCTATTTCAATGAATCCATTATATAGTTTTAAAAATAAAAAATATGGCGAGACCGATTCACAATACAACACTGTAATGTTAATGTCTATTGGAAATTCAAAAAAACTAGATAATCCTTTTATTTGGTTTGAATCTAATGCCATGGGTCTAATAGGAATACGTCAAGAAGGTAATATATTTACTAATGGCGATCGCACAGATGAGTTAGATCATTATAACAACCAATCGCTTTGGATGGGAATATTTCCAGATGTGATTAAAGTAGAAGATACTCAAGAAAAATCTTTTAACGATCTGGCACCTTCAATTTGGAATTTTGATAAATTAAATTCAGTAGAAATGGGAGATTATTTAGAAGATAACGAACTTTAACATAAATTATAATATATGACACTCAACTGGTTAAATCTTCCTGATAATATCAAATCAGCACTTCCGTATGACGCACAAGTTCCTCAAGTTGTGCCGGATACAAATAATTATCTTGCCACAAATCGATTTTTATTCAATATAAAACGAGCTCCTGCTTTAAATTACTTTTGTCAACGAGTTAATTTGCCTGGAATTCAATTTGGAACCAGTCTTCAAACTTCTCAAACTGGAATTGCTCCTATACGAAGACCTGGTACTCAATATCAACAAGATGATTTAGATATCGGATTTCTAGTAGACGAAAATATGAAAAACTGGTTAGAAATTTTAAATTGGATGAAACAGGCAGGAAGCTACAATAAAACATACGAAACTGTAAAGGAAGATCATAAAGTTTCTGATGCATTTTTGCTTATAATGAACAGTGCCCTGAAACCTATAGCATCTGCATCTTTTTATGATGTTTTTCCTACTTCAATAAGTCCTGTAAATTTTGATTCTTCTGTGGCAGATTCTGAACCAGTTCTGGCACAGGCTACTTTTAGTTACAGTTGGTATGATATTAAAGCCCTGGCTTGAATTTTGATTCATTTTGTGATATAATTTTTGTATGCGAATAGAAGAAATACGTAAAATGATTGATCTAGACGTTCAAATAGATCAATCTGCATTAAACAACGAGGCATCTAAAATTCCTCAACTTCATAACAAGTATCTGTGTATTCATACTGATGAGAAACTTGTTCTAACAAAATTAGAAAATGATTTGAGAATATTGTTGCGAGACAAATGGTTGTATTATTCGGGCAAGATGTCACAAGAACAATTGACTCAACGAGGATGGGAACAATTTGATTTAAATCTTCTCAGAACTGATCTGGATCGTTTTATTCATGCAGATCCGGATGTCGTTCAAATGGAATCTAAATGTGTAATGCAACGAGAAAAAGTAAATTATCTGGAACAAGTAGTCAAGTTAATTTCAAATAAAATTTGGAATATTCGAGCTGCTCTAGATTGGATACGATTCACACAAGGAATATGATTCAAATAACTGAAATAGATTCGGTATATCTGAAAATAGACTGTGAACGAGGTATAGCAAAAGAACTCAGTTCATATTTTACTTTCAGAGTACCTAA